TTTGTTGTACCTAAGGCTAGGCTGTCAATATTATTTACAATTAAGCACAAAAACCGTGGGAATTTCGGCTCAAAACGAGCCGTTTGGGTGAGAATTTACTTTAAATTGAAGATTTTTTTCGAAATCGTCTATTGTGATGTTTTTAAAATTGTCAAATCTATTTAGTTCCTCAGGACAATAATTATCATGTCTGATTACTCGAAAATAGTTGATTTCAGGATTATTTTGAATAACGGTTTTAGTTTGGCGCAACCAATTTCCAAAGTATGTGGCACCGTCTGTGCTTCTTTTGTAATTCATAGAATCTGCATAGATATTGTTGAATTTTTGACCGTCTTGGATTCCTTTATAATCAAATCCCAAAACAAAAATATTTTCATATTCATGTTCACTAGCTAACCATAGCGCCGTAGGTCCTGAACTCCAGCCTTTTGAAGGATGAAAATAGTTAAGATTATGCAATTTATGAAAAGACCTATTGGGGTTAGTCCATACTTCATGAGTGTGTTGGTAACCTGACTTGCATATTTCGCTTACCATCTTGACGTCTACAGCTACGAGATAGTCCGGTTCGTGAGTTCTATACAGCGCATTGCAGCCATACACTACGCCTAGTTTTTTAAGTTTGTTGACGTCTATAGACTTTCTGCTTGTTCCGTTGCCAAGAACAAATGCATTTTTAGATTGGCTGATTTTTTTGCCTAGGTCTGGCTTGTGTTCTGAAATGGATGTCAGGTCGACTTTGTTTTTGCGATATGATTTTTCTTGTTTTCGCTGTTCGCGAATTTTTCGCCACTGAGATTTAGTATAATGTGACTTGTCTATTTTGGCCATTGATTAGATTGCGCCGCCGGCTTCTTCGGCTGGCATTCCATACATCTGGCGAATAAAGTCTAATTCTTTTTCTTTTTCTTGGGTATGAATTTCTGCTGCTTTTCTTACTCTGTTTATCTGTCTCAGAGTAAGTCGAGTTTTTCTTACGTCATCTAGTCCAATAATAGAGTCATCGTAAACAGGATCATACCTATTGTCTTCGGTAGGCTCCATTGCCTGTCTGTCAAAGTAAAAAAGTTCCCGTAAAATCATACTGTGTATTTATTACGGTGAAGGTAGTCCGCCGCCAGGCGGTGCTGCTCCTTCTTCACCGCCTAGACCTTGGTCTGTTGCAGTCTCTGGCGCTTCTGCTTCTCCGCCAGCACTTTCTTCGCCGCCTTCTGCAGGTATTTCATCTTCCATTCCGCCTAAATCGTCTGCGATTCCTGCAGAACTTACGCCGGCGCCGCGCATTTCTGCTGATGCATCTGCAGGTGCCGCATCAAGTTCTTCGTCATTTTCTTCACGCCATAGTCTTTCGTTTTCTGCTAATTCTTCGTCGGTCAACCCTAGAAAACGTTTTAGCGCAAAGCGATTTGAAATATAAGGAATGGCTGACATCTGAGTAAATGTAGGAACACGAGAATTGTCAAGTTCTGCCTGTCTATAAGAAGCAAAGTTTTGCGGTGGTTCGAATTGAAGATCGAACATATTAGTGTCAATGTTAACACCTTTTTCTAGCAGATATCTTTTGAACTCTTCGTTGAATCCTTCTATAAGCAAACCTTGCAGTCTTTCACAGTAGGTATTAAAGCGCAATTCCTGAATGTATGCAGTACCTACTCTTCCGTCGTTATAAGATGTAGCACCGTCTTCTGCACCTGTTGGCAGATATGAAGAAGGTATACGGAGACCGCGTACGAGTTTGTTGGTAAAATATCTGAGGTCGTCTATTTCACCAAGATTTGTGCCGCCTGGCAGTGTTTCAACTTTTGATCCTCTACCTTCTGCAGACTGTGGAAAGAAGTAGTCTTCGTTTGTAGAAAGCGGATTATAGGCACTGTCTATTACATTTGTGCCGCCGCCTGTTGCTGAAGGTATTCTTCTTTGGTGTATTTCTGTTTTTACTCTTTCAACAAACTGCATTGCAAGGTGAGGTGGCATACCGCCTACGTCAACATAAAAAACTCTTCTTTCTGGTGCTCTCTGCACGCGATAGATTATAATTGCATCTTCCAGAAGTTCTTTCTGCTTGTATACTTTGAATACAGTTTCTAGAAGTGAATTGCCGAAAGGATAGTTGTTGTCTAGTCCTTCACTCAGTGAAAGATGAAGCACGTGCTCTGCGTTAACTGCAGTTTCCCCTTTTTCTAGTTGAAATCTTGTGCCTGCCTGAGACGGATACTGGCCGACCATGCCTCTTACACCGCCTTCTAGATACCCGGAGCCGCCTCCGGTTATATTTCCGTTGGTTTCATGTGGCGTAGTAGCAACCATGTCTTTAAAGTTAAAGGCAATATCTTCTATAACATACTGTTCTGGTATTTTGCCTTCACTTTCGTTTACGATAATCCTTTTTACTTTTGCCATTTCAACATGGTAAAGTTTTTTGGTTTCGGGATCTCTTATAAAAATTTCGTCGCCGTATTTGAATGCGTTTCTTACAAGGCGAAACATTCTGTTTTAGATACTGTGACAGTATCTGTGTTTCTGAATTAGTAGCATCTTTGTGAAAAGAAAATCTAAATGTAGTGCCGTTTTGATCATTGGGCTGAGTGCAGAACTCTGCAAGTATGTCTAGAGCAGCATTGACTTCTGAGTCCATGTCCATTGTGTTGTAATGGCCATAGCGTTCTACTCTGTTAGGAGAGCCTACATAGACATCTGGAAGATAAGAATTATAATTAGAAGATGCAGGTCCTGGATTTGTTAATCCATTTCTGCCACTTAACGGACTGTAACTTCCTTCTCCGTTTGCTCCTGCTTCTACAGGTGTAAAGTATTTTTTCCAGGACATTTTATTCTCCTATCGAGGCTAAAATCCTCGATATAGGTCTCCACTTTGACTTTCTGTTGCTTTTAATTGTCGACGTTGAATGTCTTTTTGCCCTTCTAACGATGATGCTAATCCTTCCATAGCCGTACTTATTGTTTGGGCAATTGATTCTGAATTGTTCTGATTATTTAAGGCGCTTTTAATATTATTCGGTAGATCTCGGAGTGTAGTTTGCAGTTCTGTTAACACCGTTTGATCGAGGTTAGTAGTGCTGTTTGCTTCTCTTACTGCAGACACACTTACGCCTTTTGCTAGATTTTGCATTTGTTCCATGTTCAGCACTGCTTCTTTTCCATGCAACATAGCTAGCTGTCCGCTACCAAAATCTTTCATTAAAGACCCTGTAGATCCCAGTGTTCCGTCGTTGTATTGAGGAATTTCCCCTACATTGATACTGTTTGCATTAATGTCACCTTGAGCGTTAATAGAAGGAATGTTGTTAAAAAGTTCAGTTATCGATGTAGTAAATCTCTCAGGCAAATTTACATCAGATTGCGCAGGCCCAGTTTCGTTTTCTCTATTTGTTTGCCTTACATTTGATTCTAATTGAGCAGCGATTTGTGCTATTCTGTTTCGAACATCTAACCTTTCTTCTTGTGACCTAGCTTGCCTAAAAGACTCTCTCTGCTGGTCTAACTCTGCTAAAAGTCTATCGGCGTTCTCTTGCCCGTTTTCTGATAGATCGGCATTTTCTAAAGACGATTCAATGCCTTGTATATCTCTCGCTAAGTTAGGGAATAAGGCTGCAAAACTGTTTACTTGTTCTCTTACATCCTCTACATCAAAAGCTTGAAATGCTTCTGTAACAGCATCGGCGCCGCTTTCTATTGCTGGCCTAAGATTTTCGTTTATTGATCTGTATAATTCAGATCCTGCAGTCCTTATTTGAGTTTCTACAGCAGTTACTGCTTGATTGATAGGCTGTTCCTGAGTGACCTGCCTAGCATCTTCCGCTGCTGCTTCCATGTTGTCTATTGCAATTCTATATCCTTCGACTGTGTCCGGCAAACCGCCAGCAGCATCTTTTGATCTGTTAACTGCATCGAGAAAATCCTGTGAAGAACCAAAAAGTTCAGCAGTAACTTCGCCTACAGGTCCTGCTACTCCTCCTAATGCACCTAGTTCCTGCATTTCAGGAGAATTTAATCTTTCTGCATATTGTGC